CGATAAAGAATATAAAATCTTTGATTACACCAATGAGAAACTAACCTTTGATTATTTAGATTATGTTTATGATAAGCTAGTCAAGAAAGCATTGATGATACAAAGGTTATTACTTTTATCTGATGGTGATCCAAAGGTAATGGCACAGTATGTGGAAGAACCTGATTACAATCACCCTTATTACTATAAGGATTTAACACCTGAACAAATTGAAATTACAAAACAATTATGGGGATAATAAAATTACGGAATGGGAGCATCAACTTTCTGAGCTGCGGTGGTCAGCTACAGTCATTTCTTGCAGATGCTCTCTCTTTAAGTTCATTAACAAGGAATGACAACCACCACTAAAAAAGGAGCAAACAACTATGATTGAAAAAATAAAAAGAATAAACGAACTCTGTCGTAGGGATGGAGTTTACATTAATCAAAATGGATTAAAGACAGTTTCACTATGGTCTAAGATAAAATATTTTAGACAAGTAATGGGTAGTGATTATGGTTTTGATACATCCATCTTTGAACACGAAGAATATTACATTGCAAAATGTAAGATCATTTCTTATGACCCTGAAAGAACATTGGCAACAGGTCATTACAAGCAATTCAAAAAGAAAAATGGAACTTACATACAAGGTGCTTTGCCTATGGCAGAGAGCTTTGCAATATCAAGAGCTTTAAGTTTCTTTGGTATACTAGATAGTGACATCACTTCTAAAGAAGAATATGATGCACTAAACATTCCAGTATCTAAAGAAGTTAAAGACGTTACTCAAAAGAGTAGCGTACCAGTAGATCAAATCGTTAGTGAGATGAATAAAGCACCTCACATAACTAGGCTAAAGAGCTTACGTTATCATAAATATAAGGAACAATTTGAGTCTGCTTTAAAAAATCATCCATCAGTTTATAGGGATCTAGATGATGTCTATCAAACTAGAATGGATAATATAAACCAACAGGAGAAAATATAAATGGAAAAGTTATATATAAAACTTATTCCCAATGCTGACAAACAGCCAGGCGATAATCGACCTAGCTTTGTCGCACCCATCAATCCTAAGTCACCGCCAGGAAAAACTTGGCGAGTGTCTGCAAACATAAATGGTACTTGGTATAACCAAGCTGCATTTGATGATGTTGCGGAAGATGGAACACCAACTGGTGGTATCAATGTCGTATTAACACCGCAAGATAATAGCGGCTCGGCAGGATCATCAGGTGGAAGTAAGCAACAATCTTTTGCACAGAGAAAACCTTATGCAAAACCTGCGGCTTATGGTAATAATAGACCATCAAGATACTAATCAACGAGAAATATCTTGATCATCTAAGGCGTGGGTTTTAGTCATCCCCTTGACTTCCAATAGTTGTTTTCCTACGCCTTAGACCAATAAACAATATGAAGAAAAAAGATTTACATAAACAAGTTGGTGGCTCACACTACAAACATTTTAAGATCCAACCCATTGAATACATCATAGCTAACGATCTTTTATTTCCTGAAGCCTGCGTGATTAAGTATGTTTCAAGGCACAGATATAAAAATGGCAAAGAGGATATACTTAAAGCCATACAAAATTTAGAGTTTATATTACAAAGAGATTATTCTAATTGACCAAAGAGGTTATTTATGACATATATTAGATATAAAAATGGTAACGCAAACTTTACTTACATAGAAAAGTTTGATGATGCCGAGAAGGCTGCCGACCCTTCAAATGAAGGAACATTGGTAGAAGTAAAAATCAATGACGTTAAGATTGAATTTACAAGAGTAAAAAAAGAAGATGATACAATTAAAAAATCGTCTGCAAAAGTTGAGAGATCTTCAGGAGAGAAAACATCAGAAGTATCTTGAGACAAAAAGAAAGATGGAGAAGTATCAGTCAGATAGCTTTAGATTGATATGGAAGATCGAGCAGACTAAAGATAAACTTATAGCTCTTTAATTAGAGTGTTTATAAATAAACAACAACAAGTTGTGCAAACAACAATAGGAGGTCATACGCCAAATGAAAATCATAACTCAAATTAAGACTGCATTAAAAGCACCAATGTATACAGAACTAACAGAGAAAGAGCTTATGCTTTATCGAACTGGCTTTAAGAATGGCTATCGAATGGCACAGCAAACAGGTCACGCAAAGTTAGAAAGAGAGATGTTAAAATTAAAGTACAAGCAAGATAAGTACAATGAGAAACACAAAAATGATGATAACGTAGTTAAGAATTTTACTAAAGATTTGTTTTATAAAGTCGTTCATTGTGTCTGTAAACAATATAACATTAAGCCTGATGATTTGCTAGGCATTAGAAGATATGAAGAACTTGTTAGAGCTAGAAGCATATTGATTAACTTGATGCTTGAAACCTATGCCATATCCTTGTCACAATTAGGAAGGTTTATGAACATAGATCATAGCACGGTGATACATCATAAGATGTTAAAGCTAGAGCAAAAAAGATTTTGGAAACTAGATAAAACTATTCACGAAGAATTTACTAAGTTAAAAGACGAACTAACAGTAAGATAAAATGTGGGTTGGCTTACGAAAGCCTTGTGCCTGATACTGAACCCACTTAATTACTTGGGAAATCCCATAAGCATATTTCTAAATGCCTTGGCAGCAACTGTTGATTTAGATTTACTTCTGCTAATTCCTTTTTTCTTTCTTTGATTGATGTTGTAATACAATCCTTTCTTAGCCATCTTTCCTGACTTTGTTTTATGATAACCTTTCTTCATTTCTTTTTCTTCCCTTCCATCCCTTTAAGTTTTTTCTTTTTAACTGTAGCATAGAAAACAGACTTACCTTTCTTAGCTCCATAAGTTTTTTTCATTGAACTCATCATCTTCTTTCCTTTTTTAGTTAGTGGCACGATTGTTTCTCCTGTTAGTTTTGCTATTAATTTTGTTAACATTGATCATCTTTTATATTTAGCAGCTGAGTAATACTGTTGCTTCCTTTGTAAAAAGTTTTCGTAATGACTAAAGTTGCTTGGCTTATTTTTAACAGATATTAAATATTTGTCAAAACAACTATCCTCTATTTGTATATCATCACAGAAATATTTTCCTTCTGCATTGATGATCCAACCACCATTCTTACTGTAAAGAGTTTTATTACACTCATTACATTTGCCTACCTTTAAGTTTAACTTTGTTCTGCTCCAGGTTTTTTTTGTTACCATATTTTATTTGTAATCATTTATGATTACCATTTCTTACAGGACCAATATCTTGCAGTTAGTTTATTAGTAGCAGTAGCACAGTTATGTCTAGCTCTGAATGATTTACGTCTTGATGGAATATTCTTTTTGATGGTCATATTAGCATCACCATATCTAATCAGTCTAACCCTACTACCTGACTTGGCTAGAACTGCAAACTTCTTAGTCTTAGTCCTAGCATTCTTAGGTTTGTTATAACCTGAAAATCTTTCGCCTCGATATGTGATTGCCATAATGTTATTTAGTTATACCAATTTTATACTGAGGATCATACCATAATACTTTCCATTGTACAGATTTTTTAAACTTGTTTTGCTTGGCATAAGTCTCAGCTTCTTTTCTTGTTTGCCAAACCTCATTAGTAAAGAAATGCCAACGAGCTTCCTTATCGTTATAGATCACAATGCAATACATTATTTACTTTGTATTATTTTTCCTATTGCTAATGTGCCGTCAGCATTTTTAATTAATTCAGCTTTTACTTCTCCGCACATAAATTGTTTATTATCCATAGACATATTTCTAGTTGCTTCTCGTTTGTGTTTCAAGCAATCAGATAAAGATGCTTGTATTCTATGCTCAACTAATTGACCATTAATAAATAAACAAAGTGCTATAACAATATTCATTTCATACCTCTTAACCAATATAATAATAAAAAAATAATAACGATTAATAAACTAATGAGATCCATTTAACCTCCAATATTCTGTTACTTGTTTCCATTCGCATTCAGCATCCTCACAAGTATAATCATACTCTTGAAAAGTACCAGCATTAATGGGAGTTTCCATTTGAAAATTTAATATTTCTTTGTGCATCTTTTAATTTCTCAACATCTTTCTTTAACTTTTCAATTTCCTTTTCAAGCATATCAATCATCACACCTGTATGAACATTCTTATCTAATTGTTCTTGATGTTTTTCTATTTGCTTGGCTGCATATTCTAATAACATAAACTGCTCTTGATCGACTGGCTTCTGTGTGGATGCAGCTAATAAATCTTGTTCAAATAGTTGGTTCTTAGTTTCTAATTGATTAAGTCTTTCAATGACACCAAAGGCAAACCAAGCAGAAATAGCAACTGCAATGACGATACTGATTAAACCTTTTAATTCTAAACCTATCGATGTATTTTCAGAAATTTTCATAATGAACTATTATAATTTACTTGCAATAAAATCCATAGATTAAATTACCATCTTGAGTGTACCAACCTTGGTCTTTACCAAAGCCTTTATATTCTGCTAATAATTCTATTTGTTTTTCTCCAAGCTCAATGCAATCTTGTGGCTCATCAAAGGTAAAAGACATTGGTCCATATAAGGTAAGGAGAACCAAAGTGAACTTCATCTGCCTTGACCCTTGTATACCTTATGTGATCTTCGCTTATGTTTATTCATCGTTGACCACTTGATCTTAACTGGATTGGAAGCAACAGAAGTATTCTTACTAATGGGTGTATGGATAACCTTATCCATATTAAACTTCTTAGCCATTATTTCTTTTTCTTTTTCTTCTTAATCTTCTTACCAGTTTGCTGAGAGAGAAGGCTAGGCTTCTTCTTGCTGTATTGGTTAACGAACATTCTTGTTATTTGTTGGCTCATTTTCCGTTTGTCTTTATGATGTCAGTTGCCTTTAATCCATAGATTGCAGCTACTACTGAGATCCATAAACCTGTCAGCCACCAAGGCATCTCTTGTAATTTTTGAAAATATAAATCAATCTTTTCTTGCATCTTTTCATCTTCTGCAAATACAGAATACGCCAACAAAAACAGAGGTGAAGAAATTGTCAAAAGTACAAATTCGTCCTTCCAGTCTCCCTTCTGATGCTCGAATAGTTTACCTGAATATTCTATCTCACCACGTCTCATCTTCTCAGCGTGAAGAAGTTTGGCTTCTGATAAGGC